ATGCCAAACAAATTTTATATTTCCGAGTTGAGGGCTCGGAAAGGGGCAACACAGGCGCAAGTTGCCGCCGATCTTGGCATATCTGTTGCCACGTATAATGCGTGGGAAAAGGATATATCCAATGTGGCCATTAGTAAAGTAGTGGCACTGGCGGAGTACTTCGGCTGTACGGTTGACCAAATTTTTTTGACCAGAAACTTGAATTAAAATCAAGTTGAGAGGAGGGGCAGTGCACATGATTAGAAAAGTAATCTCAGTAAGCCAGATGGCTGCAGTACTCGGAATTAGCTTGCCAGCAGTCCGAGAGGGCATCGCAGTAGGCAAATTCCCATTTGCCTACGCATGGCAGTCACCAGGTAAGAAGTCAAGAGCCTTTGTTATCGACAAAGAAGGCTTTAAGACGTACCTAATGAATGCCTTGGGCTGGGACTTAAAAATTATCGATGCAGAATTTAAAGCTGCACGTATTCAATAGGAGGATAAATCATGAACTGGAGTAACACATCCTATCATTACACAATATCCGTAATCAAAGGAATCGTAGGTGGATTTCAATATAGCCTCGACAGAAAATGTAATACAAAACGATGGGCGCTGATGGAGCTTGAAGAGTTGGGTATTTCGAATTGGGGATTTTCTAACTTAAAAACGCGATTAATTGACAACGCCATCCGGAAGGCTATCAAGTATGTTAAAAATACCGACATATCAAACTGTCAGGTGTCGACTGTGTATCATTCTGGATTTAGGCACGTTCCTGGTTATTTTAAAGGTTTAAAGGAGATGTAAATCATGAACTGGATTGACGTGGGAATGCACTTGAGTTTTGCTACTGCTGCAGTAGCATCTATTTTATCAATGATGACGTTATAAAGGAGATCAAATTATGGGCTATATGTTATTGGGGACGTTCCTCATTGCAGGCTCTATGGGGGCCTTAGAAGTAGACCAAATCGGTTGGGAACAGTTTATATTGCAATCGTTAATCGGCTTCGCTATATCATTGTATGGCTTTTACAAGGATAAAGCCGAAATGGATGCCGAGGAACGTGAAGATGTCGAGTATATCCAAAGAGTAAGAACTCACGGCGATTATTGTAAGAATCCGTATTACAACTAAAAGGAGTTATGAAATGGCAAAGCAATATATCAGTAAACAAAGAGTAAAGGATTTTATCTATGACATTTATTGTGAAAAGAGGGATGAAATTTATAAGGCGGAAAGCGCAGCAATAAATAAAGCAGTCGCTGCTACAGAATCCTTTAAGCGCCTTGAGGGCGCATTAAATTCAGCTCGATCTATAGCTGAAGAAATAGTACAAGCAGGGTTTGGTGATAGTGTTCTAAATAAAATTCCAACTCTGAAGAGTTTGCTCAGCGAAACGATTTCTAGAAGTAAGTATATGTATTCTGATCCATTAAAATCGTGGTCAACAATTTGTGAAATTGTTAAACCTTTTGAAGAGCAGCTATCTGAGCTATCCCTTGCTAAATGTGACGCATATAGAATTATCGAGAACGCGCAAACAGGACGAGCGGCGGCAGACGCACTGAAAGAACAAGGCTTAGACTTTTACTCTTGGCAAAAGAAAGAAGTGGAGGAAAATCTCGACATAAGCGCTTTGAAAGGTGGTGATTAAATTGCGAAATTGTAGCAACTGCCCAAATAAAGAATATTGCATTCCTGATGAATGTGAGGATTTGGGCATAAAAAATGAGCCTGATGATGAGGCAACATCAACAAGCTCAAATTAGAAAAATATTATTCTACGTTGATTATATCACAGAAAGGATATCTTATGGAATTCTTATTAGTTACTTACGATACCAGTGATTATTACTGGCAAAATAACACACCGGTGCATAACCCAGATGAATTTTGGTTTAGATATTATGAATCCGATACAAATGTTCCAATTGATAGCATTGGTGTTGGTGATTGGGTGGTTGTTAAATCAAGAAACGGCTTAGGCATTGCTCGTGTTTTGAAAAAGGCAAAAGACCTTGATACTGTTCGGATGCAAGGTTTCAAAGGAAATGTAGTTAAACAGGTCATTGCAGTTATCGATACTTCTAAATGCGATAAACGTGAAAGCGATCGAGCTAAATTGGAGGATATCGAAAAGAAACTCGAACAAAAGGCTAAGAACGCTGAGCGCTTGACCATGTATCGGTTACTTGCAAAAGATAATCCGGAATTCTCAGCGTTACTTACTGAGTATGAATCTGTAAAGGCGTCTGTCGATGAATTATAACGTTTTCATCAACTCCAAGTCTAAAATGTCGGAATCTCACGGATTTGATATTGATACAGGTATGTTAAACAAACATCTATTTGACTTCCAACGAGATATCGTTAAATGGGCCTTGGCAAAAGGTAAAGCTGCTATATTCGCAGATTGTGGATTAGGTAAAACTTTAATGCAGCTGTCCTGGGCGTATGAGATTTATCTACACACGGGTGGATCAGTACTCATATTAGCACCACTAGCTGTGGCCGCTCAAACACAGTCCGAGGGTGAACGTTTCGATATTCCTGTGACTATATGCGAATCTAATGATGATATTGTGCCAGGCGTTAATATTACGAATTATGAGAAATTGGGACGATTCAATACCGATAATTTAATAGGTGTCGTGCTTGATGAATCGAGTATCCTAAAGTCATTTACTGGTAAGGTACGTACGGATTTAATAAATCGATTCAGTAATACGCCATATCGATTGGCGTGTACGGCAACGCCTGCACCGAATGACTATATGGAGCTTGGCAATCACGCAGAGTTCCTCGGCATCATGAGTCGTAATGAGATGTTATCTATGTATTTCACGCACGATGGTAGTGATACCGCTAAATGGCGATTAAAAGGCCATGCAGAAAATACCTTTTGGGAGTGGATGGCGTCATGGGCAGTCGTGCTAGATAACCCGGCATCCCTGGGTTATGAAGATGATGGCTATGAATTGCCTGAGTTACACGTACATGAAATTGTTGTTGATAAAACAGGTGAGGATGTCCCTACTTTATCATTACTGGAACGCCGCAGGGCTCGCAAAGCATCTCTTGAATCAAGATGTAGAGCAGCAGCTGATTTAGTCAATGCATCTAATGAGCAATGGCTAGTGTGGTGCGACCTTAACGATGAATCAACTACGCTGAAAGAAATGATTGATCTCGCAGAGGACGTCAAAGGTAGTGATAAGGCGACTCGAAAGCAGGGCATGATGTTAGGTTTTGGTTCTGGATTCCTAAAATGCTTGGTAACAAAACCAAGTATCGCCGGATTCGGAATGAACTGGCAAAACTGCCACAATATGATTTTTGTTGGACTATCCGATAGTTATGAACAGTATTATCAAGCGCTTCGCCGATGCTGGCGATTTGGTCAGAAGCATGAGGTGAACGCCTATATTGTAATTTCCGAAAAGGAAGGCACGGTTAAAGCGAATATCGAACGTAAGGAAGCGGATGCTATAAAAATGAGGGATGCTATGATTGCGCTAACCCGTGACGCTGTTCGTACTGAATTATCTAAAACTAGACGGGAATCAACGGAATACAATCCGTGTGTGCCGATGGTGTTACCTAACTGGGCAGAAATGAGGGCTGTTATATGACTAAAATTTACGTTAGCCATCCATTCGGAGGGTTGGCTAAAAACAAAAAGAATGCTGACTCTGTATTAAAGTGGCTGCAGGAAGATATGGGTGTATTTCCAATAAAGGAACCTTTTGGTAGTGATACGCATAACATATTCCTATCACCTATACATATGTTTGGGCATTTATATAACAAGGTTGATTATGATACCGGCATAGGCTGGTGTATTGACCTTCTAAGTGGTTGCGATGCAATCATAATGTGCAACGGCTGGGAGAACTCAACCGGGTGCAATTTAGAGCTAGCTTATGCTAAGGATCATAACATAAGGGTCATCCACATCAATGAGCTAAAAGCAGCCAAATTAACTAAATTAGCTATTGATGCAGGCATGAATAAAGGTATAGCCGCCCTTGCTGGAGTCGCAACGCTGCAAGCGCTAAATAAGAAAGCAAAGGAGGACTTACAACGTGAACGTGCTAAATCAGTTAATTGAGTCCCGATTTGCAATTTATAACGGCGACTCAGTAGAAGTGCTAAAAGGGCTACCTGATAATAGCGTTCATTACTCTATATTTAGCCCTCCATTTAGTAGCTTGTATGTTTACTCTAATTCTGATAGGGATATGGGCAACTCATCTACTGATAGCGAGTTTTGGCAGCACTTCAAGTATTTAATTACTGAATTACATCGTGTAATAATGCCTGGGCGATTAGTATCAGTTCATTGTATGGATTTACCACTCACGAAATCCAGGGACGGTGTTATCGGAATGAAAGACTTTCCTGGTGACATTATTCGAGCCTTTCAGGATGCTGGATTCGTGATGCATTCTCGTGTCACAATTTGGAAAGACCCTCTCATTGAGGCTACTCGGACAAAGGCGCTAGGGCTTTTGCACAAGCAAATTATAAAAGATTCTGCCATGTGTAGAATGGGGGCGCCTGATTACATCGTGACGTTGCGTAAACCTGGTGACAATCCAGAACCTATTGCACACCCGGAAGGGTTTACCCAGTTTTTCGGTCAAGAGGAACCTGAGGGAATCAAAGGAATTGAAAGACCTGCGCCCGATCCAGATTTGTTTGATAAAAAGCAAAAATACAATACGGAGCCTATGTATAGCCATCAAGTATGGCGACGATACGCTAATCCTGTATGGGCTGACATCCGTCAAACGCATACGCTGAATTATAAAGCGGCTCGTGACAATAAGGATGAACGTCACATATGCCCGCTACAGCTAGATACGGTGGCTCGATGCATAGAATTGTGGAGTAATCCGAATGATATCGTACTTGATCCATTTGCTGGTATTGGTACGGTCCCAGTTATGGCACTTCGTATGGGCCGTAGGGCTTTAGGTTTTGAGTTAAAAGAATCGTATTACAACCAATCAATTATTAATATTCAGGAGGAGTTAAAGAATGATTAAAGTTGAAGTTCAAGGAGTTAATGTACTAGATGTATATAATCAGCTAAAAGCTGTGTTAAATCAATTCAAAAGTTTTGTAGATAGCGATAGAGCAATGGATGATAAAGCCCCAGGCATGGTAGATACAGTGGTATCTACAGTAGCGGCACCGTCCATGTGCGTATCTAATCTAGCTCCGCAAGATGCAAATCAAGGTGTACCTACTACAACAGTAGCTGTGCAACCAAACACCATATCCATGACGGCACCTAACGCAGCTGTACAAGTTACTCCTACTCAAGTAGCTATTACGGCACCAACTGTCAACATGGCAACTGATACCCCAGTACAAACAGTTACCGCACCTGTGCAAACACCTGTTACTGCTCCGGTATCCCAAGAAGTTAAGAAGTATACATTGCCTGAAATTCAAGCGGCGCTTGCGCCATTACTTGACGCAGGGAAAGCTGTAGAACTGCAACAATTAATGGCACAATTCGGTGTTCAATACTTGGGTGAAGTACCTGAGGACAGATACCCTGAATTAGTAAATGCAATTAGAGGATTGGGGGCAAGAATCTAATGGCACCTCGATCACATGCATTATTAAACGCATCGGGGTCGCACCGGTGGCTGCATTGTACAGCCGCCCCTCTTCTAGAGGAAAACTTTCCCGATAGCACATCTGTATATGCAAAGGAAGGAACCCTGGCACACGAACTGTGTGAGTTAAAACTACAGAAGTATACCACGGCCATGGCGAAATCCACATATACTCGCAAGTTCAACAAAATCAAAAAGGATGAGTTGTGGCAACCAGAAATGGACGATACCTCGGAAACATACCTCGAATATATCAAAGGCGTTATGTTAGCTTGCACAGCAACTCCAGTAGTAGCCATTGAAAAACGCGTTGATTTTAGTCGCTATGTGCCCGATGGATTCGGCACGGCTGACTGTATTATTCTATCCGGCGACACCTTGCACATCGTCGATTATAAGCACGGAAAAGGGGTAGTCGTTGATGCGGAACACAATCCGCAAATGATGTTATATGCTCTTGGTGCGATTGATGCGTATAGATTACTCTATATGTTCAATACGGTCAAAATGACTATCGTGCAGCCCCGTGTTAATAATATCAGCGAATGGGAAATCCCTACAGCAGAATTACTGGATTGGGGTAATACATTTGTCAAACCTCGTGCAGACGAGGCCATATCTGGTAACGGTAAATTTGAACCCGGTGACTGGTGCAGATTCTGCAGGGCAAAACAACAGTGCAAAGCCCGATATGATGCAAACGACTCATTGCACAGTGCGCTAGTCGCTAATCATGATCCTCGGCTTATCTCGATGACAGAACTCGGCGAATATCTTCGTCGAGGTAAAGACGTCGCTGCTTGGCTCGAAGACATGAAAGACTACGCACTCACTGAATCCCTTAACGGAGTGACAATCCCTGGCTGGAAAGCTGTAGAGGGTCGTGGTAGTCGGGCATTTCAAGACACCGATGCTGCTATTGATACTTTAATTAAAGCTGGCATCGATGAAAGCATTCTATATGAACGTAAGACATTAACATTGGCGCAGATGGAAAAGACCATCGGTAAAACCCAATTTAATGATATGGTAGGCGACATGATAGTTAAGAAAGCAGGCAAGCCTACCCTAGTTGAGGAATCCGATAAGCGCCCTCGGATTACCAATCAACCTACTGCGGCGCAAATATTTAATGTATCTAATGATAATAATGGAGGTAATTAATTATGTCATTCGTTCCGCAACCAACTGAAGTATTATTGCAAAATGTTCGCGTATCCTACTGCCATCTATTAGAACCTTGGGCTAATTCCACACAGCCTGGTGCTAAACCTAGATATTCAGCTACTATTCTTTTACCTAAAACTGATGTAGCTCAACACCAAGCTCTCATGAATGCTATCGAAGCTGCTATCCAATCAGCTCGTACTAAATTCGGCGCACGTGTTCCAGCACAGCCAAAAGTGCCAATTCATGACGGTGATGGCTATACACAATCTGGTAAGGAGTTTGGTCCTGAATGTAAAGGTCATTGGGTATTTACAGCAGCACAAGATGCTAGCTATAAAGTTGAAGTAGTAGATCTTCAAGGTAACCCTCTCACAAATCCTACACAAGTATACTCCGGCATGTATGTCAATGTACTCGTTCGATTCTTCTTCTACTCCAATCAATCCACTGGTATCGGATGTGGTTTGGGCCCTGTTCAAAAAGTACGCGATGGTGAAGCGTTGGGTAGCATGCCTGTTGCAGCATCCTCTGTATTTGGTGCACCTCAAGGTAGCGCAGCTAATGTTTATACCGGTGCTCCAGTAGCAGCAGGTCAACCTGTACAACAACAAGCACCTCAACAAGGTTATGTACAACCGGCATATGCTACGACACCTCAGCAATCTGTACAACAGGCTCCTGTAGGGATTAACCCTGTAACTGGTCAACCTTACTAATAGGTGCCTGATATGAGGCATCTAAGTATTGATATAGAAACATATTCATCGACTGATATCTCATTCGGAGTGTACAAATATACTGAATCGCCTGATTTCGCCATATTACTATTTGCGTATTCCTACGACTTTGGTCCTGTTGAAGTTGTAGATTTAGCGCAGGGAGGAGTAATTCCTGACAGTGTAATTCGTGATTTATTAAACCCAGATGTAATCAAGCACGCTTACAATGCACAATTTGAAATTACGTGTCTAAATCGTGCAGGGTTACTCACATCTGTTGATCAGTGGCAGTGCACGATGATTCATGGTGCCTACCTAGGATATCCTATGGGCCTAGCCTTACTCGGCAAGGCCCTGGGGTTACCTCAGGATAAGAAAAAGGACACATCGGGGAAAGCACTTATCAAGTACTTTTGTACACCATGTAAGCCTACCAAACGTAATGGGGGACGTACCCGTAATCTACCTAGACATGATATGGATAAGTGGAATGCATTCATTGAGTACAACCGCCAGGACGTTATCACTGAGATGGAATGTTATCACAGATTAGCCTCATTCCCCGTATCTAATGATACGTGGAAAGATTGGTATCTTGATATCCAAATCAATAGTAGAGGTGTACGCATTGACCATGAATTGGTTGAGGGTGCCTTATACATTGATGAGGAAAATCGAGAAATGTTGATGAATGAGGCTTACCAAATCACAGGACTTAGTAACCCTAACAGCCGGAATCAATTACTTGATTGGCTAAACAATAATACTAATGTCAGTCTTGAGAAGTTAACTAAGGACACTGTGGCCGATGCTCTGATGGATGCTGATGACGTTGCCGCAAAAGTGCTTATGATTCGGAAGAAACTCGCGAAGTCATCAGTATCTAAATACACCATGATGGATGGTGCTATGGGCGCTGATCTTCGTCTCAGAGGAACGTTACAATTCTATGGTGCCAACCGTACCGGACGCTGGGCGGGTCGTCTTATCCAGGTGCAGAACCTGCCAAGAAATTACATTGAGAACCTCGACACGGCTCGGCATCTCGTTAAAACCAAAAACCGTCAAGGGTTAGAACTTCTATATGGTGACGTATCGGATACGCTATCTCAATTAATTCGTACCTCAATTATTGCTGAAAAGGACAATACATTATGTGTGGCCGACTTCTCAGCCATTGAGGCTCGTGTTATCGCCTGGTTATCGGGAGAACATTGGCGGCAGCGAGTATTCGCTGAGGGCGGAGACATATACTGTGCTTCCGCATCATCGATGTTTGGTGTTCCCGTTGTTAAGCATGGCGAGAATGGTCACCTTAGACAAAAAGGTAAAGTCGCTGAATTGGCACTCGGCTATCAAGGCGGAGTGAATGCATTAAAAGCCATGGGAGCTCTTGATATGGGACTCCATGAGGAGGAATTACCTGAAATCGTAAATTTATGGCGCAACGCATCGCCTAGAATAAGAGATTTATGGTATGCCGTTGAGAATGCGGCCGTGTACACCGTTACTACTGGAAATCCTATAGGCCTTGACCACGGCATTATGTTCCGTTTGGAAATTGATCCAATATACGGTTACCGTTATATGACGATTGAACTACCTAGCGGACGTAAGCTATTTTATCCTAGCCCAAGCATTAAGCAGAATGCGTTCGGTAAGGATGCGGTACATTTTAAGACTAAAGTAAACGCTGCATGGGTTACTGAAAGCACCTATGGAGGCAAATTAGTCGAAAACATCACACAAGCAGTCGCTCGTGATTGCTTAGCTTTGACTCTGCGCCGATTGGCGGATGTAGGATATCAAATTATTATGCACATTCACGATGAAGCTGTACTTGAAATCAACAAGGAGAATGCAGAATCTACGTTAAATGATGTTAATGCTATATTCTCAATCGCCATACCTTGGGCAGATGGACTGCTATTATCATCAGCAGGTTTTACTAACGACTATTATATGAAAGATTAGGAGGGGATACACTTGCAAAACGATAAACTGATTACCATCAGTATCGGTGTGAGTCGCACATCAAAGCAATGGACCCGTACGGAGATGTTGTGGTCCGAGTTTTGTGAACGCCTCAAAATCCCCGTTCGTACAACAGAAACCGTGGACGAATACCACAGATTGCCAAAATCTGAGAAAAGCAAGCTAAAGGACATAGGCGGCTTTGTCGGTGGTACTTTAAACGGTCTGCAGCGTAAAGCTATTAACGTGTCTGGGCGTGATCTGATTACTCTTGATATGGATGCCATATCGCCTGGGGAAACTGAGAACGTCGCTCGCACGATTGATAGCCTAGGCATGGCTTATGTCATCTACTCAACCCGTTCTCATACGGTGCATCGTCCACGGTTACGTGTTATCGTCCCTACTGATAGAACGATGACACCTGATGAGTATGAGCCTATTGCTCGTAAGCTGGCAGAGCTCATCGGCATTGGTATGATGGATGGAACTACGTTCGAAGCTTCTCGGCTTATGTATTGGCCATCATGTCCGAATGATGCACAGTATGTATATTATGTAGGCGATAAGGCATTCTTATCTGCTGACGGTATGCTCAGCCAATATACTGATTGGCGAGATGTGCGTTCTTGGCCACAAGTACCAGGTAAGGAAGCATCGCAGCATGAAAAGCAGCTACTTGCAAAGCAAGCTGATCCGAGAGAAAAGCCAGGTATCGTAGGTGCCTTTTGTCGAATATATGGTATCCGTGAGGCGATTGATAAATTTATACCTCATGCGTATGTCGATGTTGACGGCAGCGAGGACCGCTTAACGTTTGTTACCGGCTCAACGGTAGCCGGGGCAGTTATATATGATGACGATACATTCCTGTTCAGTCACCATAATACTGACCCGTGTAGTGGTCAATTGGTTAATGCCTTTGACCTTATCCGGCTGCATAAGTTCCACAGCTTAGACGAGACTGCTAAGGATGGGACACCTGGGCATAAGCTGCCATCTTACATGGCTATGTCTAAACTAGCTATGCAAGATACGGTAGTCGTTAATGAACTCAACATGGCCCGCGCCCGAGAATCGGCATCAAATGTATTTGCTGATATTATCACGGATGTATCGGCTCATGCTGAGACATCTGACCTCGACCCTAATGCGTTGACAAACGTCGATTGGATGAAAAGTTCGACTTTAAAGTACGACGAGAATGGTCGACCTAAGAACACACTAGATAACATGCTTAAAATCATGCACCATGATCCAGCGCTTGTCGGGAGACTTGCCTATGATAGATTTGGTTCGAGATACGTGGCAAAAGGGGCCCTACCATGGAACCCAACACCAGGACTTCGCATATGGACAGACGCAGATGATGCGGGCTTACGGTGGTACCTAGAGAATAAATATGATATCACTGGTAAAGATAAAATCATGGATGCCCTCATTATGTGCGCTGAGCAAAATGGATTTAATGAAGTACTAGATTACCTTAACGGGTTATCCTGGGACGGCATTGCCCGATTAGATACCATATTCATCGACTACTTAGGGGCTGAGGATAATGTGTATACCCGTGCAGCCGCTAGAAAGTCATTTACGGCGGCAGTAGCGCGAGCGTTTGAGCCTGGATGCAAGTATGACACGATGCCAATTCTTATTGGCGGTCAAGGTATTGGTAAAAGTACTCTTATCCGCACAATGGGCAAGAAGTGGTACGCTGACGGCTTAAATACCTTTGAGGGTAAAGAAGCTGCGGAAGGCATTCAAGGTAAATGGATCATAGAAGCCGGTGAAATGGCGGGGTATTCGAGGGCTGAAGAAAATGCGTCCAAGCAATTCCTAAGCCGTCAAGTAGATGTATTTCGTCAAGCCTATGGCCGACGTACGCAAGAGTATCCACGGCAGTGTGTGTTCTTTGGTAGCACTAATCAATATGAATTCCTAAAAGATATTACAGGCAATCGCCGATTTTGGCCTATTGATCTTGAAATGACGACTCCACGAAAGAATATATTTGTTAATCTTCCGGGAGAAGTTGACCAGTTATGGGCGGAGGCCTTGTATCGGTATAAAAGCGGGGAAAGCCTCATTATCGAGGATGACCCGAACGTACTAAAACTGGCTGATGCGGCTAGAGAGGCGCACATGGAATCAAATACCAAAGCAGGACTGATTAATGAGTTTTTATTAATCAAAGTGCCTTTAAATTGGAATGTGATGAGTCGGAACGCCAGGAGGACGTATCTTAGCATGAATGCTAAACCTGCCGAGGGTCAAGAATTAGTGTATCGTGACCGTATTTGTGCGGCAGAGGTATGGTGGGAGTGTTTCGGTAACGACCCAAGTCGCATGAAGAAGATCGAGACCAGGGAAATTAATCAAATACTGGCGGACTCCCCGTACACAATGGGTGGAAGTCAGTTGATGAGATTTGGTGAATATGGGCATCAAAGAGGGTTCAGAATCAACGAGTCAAAACTGAAATTATAGCGTTAACATTCTCAATTAAGCGTTAACATTCTCAGTATTTTTGTTAACATTAGAATGTTAACGAATTCGGAGAATGTTAACGTACTATGTTAACGCATAAAGTCAGTATTTATCTATATTCACATAGGTTGGTTAACATTGTTAACATTATATACTGGTAAATATCAAAACAAAGAGTTTTAAGAAAAAATACGCCCTTTACAGCCTTAATTTGAACCCTCATATACGCGTATGTAAACATGTTAACGTTTAAAGATTTCAGAGGTGAGAAATGTTAGAAAAGGATATCGAGAGAAAATTAGTTGCAGGCGTCAAACGTTCGGGAGGTAAAGCGTATAAGTTTGTATCCCCTGGTAATGTCGGTGTGCCTGATCGAATCGTCATATGGCCAAATGGTGTTATCCATTTCGTAGAATTGAAGACATCCAAAGGCGTACTTTCGCGATTGCAGGGTGTCCAAGCCCGTGAACTTCAAAAGCTAAATCAAAAAGTATTTGTGTTAAAAGGTGCAGATGCGGTGGCTGGTTATTTGGAACAATTTACGGAAGAATTCGGGGTGAAAGCGTAATGCAGTTTATTCCGCATGCGTATCAGCGATATTGTATCGACAAGACCGTTAATCAAAATAAGATAGGGTTATTCCTGGATATGGGTTTAGGGAAAACGATTATCACGTTATCTGCCATATACGAATTGAAGTACTCCAGATTTGCCATCCGTAAAGTGCTAATCGTAGCGCCTAAGAAAGTAGCGGAGGCTACATGGCAACGAGAAGCACGAAAATGGGACGGTGTAGGTATATTAAGGATATCTACTGTATTAGGCAGCCTGAAAAAGCGTATTAAGGCTTTAAACACACCTGCCGACATCTACATCATTAATCGCGAGAATGTAACGTGGTTAGTTGATTACTACAAGAATGCATGGCCGTTTGACATGGTAGTTGTGGATGAATCTAGTTCTTTTAAGAATCACACAGCTAAGCGCTTTAAATCATTAGCCTATATGCATAACCACATCAAGCGTATGGTGTTGTTAACAGGTACGCCAGCCCCTAACGGATTAATCGATCTATGGGCGCAAGTGTATTTATTAGACCGCGGTGAGTCATTAGGGAAAACGTATACAGGATTTAGAGATTACTATTTCGAGCCTGATCAGAGGTCACGCGAAATGGTGTATTCTTATAAACCTAAATCCGATTCAAATGACAGTATCATGGCGGCAATATCTGGGTTATGCATATCCATGAAAGCTGATGACTATTTGGAATTACCTCCAGTAATCAACGATATTAAATATGTGCAGTTAGATGCGAAAGCCAAAAAGGCCTACGAAGATATGGAACGCACATCTGTATTAGAGTTGATTGAAGCTGGCGAAGATATCACAGCTTTGAGTGCAGCAGCATTATCTACAAAGCTACAACAATTAGCTAACGGTGCCGTATATGATGGCGATAGGAACGTTCACGAGATACATAACTGCAAAATTGAGGCATTTATGGAACTTGTAGAACAGTTAAACGGCAAGCCTGCATTAGTGTTTTATAATTTCAAGCATGACTGTGAACGACTAAAAGCAGCATTAGCTAAGACAAAATTAAGAGTCTGTGAGTTAAAGGGTGCCGATGATGAGATAGCGTGGAATGCTGGAGAGATTGATATTCTATTAGCACACCCGGCTAGTACAGCATATGGGCTTAACTTACAGGACGGAGGGAACCACGTAATATGGTTCGGATTAAATTGGAGTCTTGAGTTATATCAACAAGCTAATAAGCGGCTACATCGCCAAGGTCAAATGGAGAAGGTAATTATCCACCATCTAATATGTGAGGGAACTCGCGACGAGGATATGATGGATGCACTAGAACAAAAGGACCGGGCGCAGGAATACGTGTTGCAAAGTTTAAAAGCAAGAATCGATAAATACAGAAAGGATGATTGATATGGATCAATTTATAATGGCAGGATTAATCGGGGCCATCGTGGTAATAGTGAGTTACACGACTATTCAAGTTATAGATATCACTGATAAATATCTTGATAATCGAAAATACATGGCTGCATTGAGGCTGACCCCAGGTAGATTGTATGAGAGACCCAATAATCCCCCTCCGCCACCTATTAAGTTATCAGCTAATGAAACTTTAAAACGTTTGGCAACTAACGAAAATCTAAAACGTTTACAGAAGGTATCGAATCAATCAGGATTAACAATAGCGAAAGTTATAGCAGATAAATCTCCTAATCGCATAGTTAATCAATGCGATGATATAAACCACCCAAGCCATTATACACAAGGAGATATCGAGGTTATCGATTACATCGAAGACAAGAAACTTGGGTATCGATTGGGTAATGTAGTGAAGTATGTATCCCGAGCTGGTCATAAGGACGATGCTATTAAGGATTTGAAAAAAGCCCGTTGGTATCTAAATCGGGAAATTGCAAAGAGGGAAGAGCATGACAAAAGTCGAGCGACTACTAATTAACAAAGGGCACTATCTAGATGACACGTATCATCTTGTCATGGATATAGTTAAGGTTGTAGATAATCTCAAGGATAATGTTGCCGAGAGATTAGATGATGATTTGAGTGATGATGCGTACGCCATGTGTGAGGAGATGTTTACCGCTGTTGAGCAATGCAAAGCAGATATGGTAGAAGCCATCGAGGATATTGTCGAACGTATGGAGGTAAAGGATGCAAAAGCGTAGAAGCAGGTCAGATGTGATTGTAGGTGCCATACAGTCAGATTTAAGTCTTGCCATCATACGAGCCCGCAATAGACAACTGAGATCACCTATGCTAGATGATAGAATTCGTGAAAGCGGATACATTGACGGATTACTACGAGCACAGATGATTATCAGTAAATATGGGGACTATCGCATATGATGGCTAATGAAGAACTACAAGCTGTCCGTCATACTGAGCAGCGAATGCGTGCGTTAGAGATTCAGCTAAGTGCGATTAACCGAGATTTACATTCAGAAGCTATACAGATATGTGAATCGGGAGATGCTATGCCACGAATCAGTAAGCATTTACAAGAATGTAGGGAGGAGCTGAACAGAGAATGGGATGAATTGATTGATTCTCGAAACAAGGTCAAGCAAGTCATCAACCAAATAACTGACGGACAATACAGGGATGTACTGAATCTCAGATACATTAATGCATTGCCATGGGAGCAGATAGCTGTCGAGCTAGGGTATTCGTGGCGACAAGTTCACAGACTTCACAAGAAAGCAATAGCTGAATTTGAAAAGATGGCATAGAATGGCACACTCTTAATTTAATATAATGTAAATGTAGTAGATAGCAGGCAGTGTCTGGCCCGCACAATATGTCTGCCTGCTGCACTGCCCCGGGGTAGACCTTACTTAGTTGAGGTCTACCCTTTTTCTTATTGAGTATCAATGATAATACCTAATTGAGAAAATAAAAATTTGGAAAAGGTACTCCGCGGGCGAAAAATGGCCGCTGGTCGCCCCCGCGCGATGGTCCTCTCTCTGTGAGAAAAATTTTCCTGTTGAATGTAGAAAGACGAATTTAGAAAGGAGTACACCTATGGCGGACACAAAACCGAGAGTGAAATTTGATGCTGCAGGCAATCTGCTCGTATCCAGCACTCAACTATGTGACCTCTTGCGGGTCACTCCGGAAATTATTTCTCGACATCATAAAGCAGGGATGCCTAAAGCCTCTGTAGGTTGGTGGAATCTCCGGGAAGTCCTCGTGTATTTAGGACAGGCGAAAGGTGATAACGCTAAAAGCAAATCCGCATCAACTCGTAAGTTAGAAGCCGAAGCAGATTATAAAGAAGCAAAGGCCGCGCGTGAAAAGAAAATGCTAGATGTGCTTAATGGAGAATATGTCCCTCGTGCTGATGTTGCACAGGCATGGGCTAGCCGAGTATTGGAGATGAAGACATCATTTACCAAATTAGGTAAGCGTATTGGAAGTGAATTCACGGATCCTGAGGAACGTGCTCGTGTAGAAAAGGTGGTGAATGGTCTTGTCGAAGAATACCTCGAAAGCTACGCACGCGAAGGCGAGTACACGCCGAAAGTCAAAGCCACGGGAAAAGGTAAGTCCAAAGGTTGACTGGTTCCCTGAGGAATTAGAGGCATTCAAGCCACCTGAAAGATACACCGTTTCGGAATGGGCGGATAGGTACAGGGTACTGACTAATATATCTGCTGAACCTGGACGATGGCGTACAGCGCGGACACCTTATCTCAAGGAGCCTATGGACAAATTCACGGACCCTCTTATTGAAAGCATCTCGTTATGTTTCGGGGCGCAGATTGGTAAGACGGAAGCTGAGCTTAATATGATTGGGTATGCGTTACACCAAACCGCATCACCAGTCATGATGGTTTATCCGACGGATACTATCGCAAAATTTGCTAGCGATAAACGTGTGCAACCGATGATCCGGAGCGTAGAACCATTGGCAGATATGTATGACGAGGGCAGTAAGCTGTTGGAGTTAGACTTCGTTAATGGGAACTACATGGTGCTCGTTGGGGCGAACTCACCAAGCAGCTTATCAAGTCGGTCAATTAAGTACTTATTCTTCGATGAAATTGATAAGTATCCAGCTTTCTCTGGTAAGGAAGCGAATCCAATTAAGTTGGCTGAGGAACGTACCAAGACATTCGTTGATAAGAAGATTGTAAGAGTGTCAACTCCTACGATTGAAAGTGGCAATATTTGGCAGTCCTATATGGACGCAAATGAACGCAAGCAGTATTACGTGCCATGTCCGCATTGCGGGGTGTCGCAGACCCTCAAATTCAAACAGATAAAATGGCCGGAGGAACACCATGGCAATGCGGATATGATACGTGATACCGCATATTATGAGTGCGAACATTGTAAGCAACGTATTGATGATAAGCACAAGATGGATATGCTCCGGCAAGGTGAATGGCGTGCGGTGAATGAATCACAAGTCCGAGTTGTCCGGTCGGTTGCCTATCATATGTCATCCCTTTACTCTCCATGGGTTACCTTTGGCGATGTGGCATATGAGTTTGTTAAATCAAAGGATAAGCCAAGTGAGTTGATGAATTTTATCAACTCTGGATTAGCGGAGCCGTGGAAATCTGCGAAAACTAAAAGCACGCAGAACCTCGTGTTTACGCAATCGGAAGTTCCTCGAGGTATTGTGCCACAGCATGCGCCACTACTTATCGCATCTGTCGATGTGCAGCAAGATCATTTCTGGTGGGAGGTTAGAGCCTACGCTCACGGCGTATCAAGCTACTTAGTTGATTATGGTCAAGCAAGTAGTTGGGCAGATTTAACCGAGATACTCATTGATAGAGAATATCCATCAGAGTATGGTGAGGCCCGTAAGATTGTGAGGGCCGGTATCGATAGTGGCTACCGAACAGATGAAGTATATCAGTACTGTGCGCAGTACCCAGAAGTATGCGTGCCAGTTAAAGGTGATTCATCACACAGTCCTCTAGCTCCGCCATATAAGATGAGCAGCATCGAGAAGGGCGTCATCGGCGGTATGAAGCTGTACGTAGTGAATACCGATTACTGGAAGGACTTTATATTTGCACGTATGGTACGTCCGGCCAATGAGCCTGGCACAATCCATTTATTTAAGGATTGCCCAGAGGAATATTCGGAGCACCTCCGGTCGGAGGAAAAGCAAGAAATCCGAAATGTAAAGACCGGAGCAGTTACGGTGCAATGGAAACCATTAACCAGTCATCCAACAAATCACTTGTTGGATACGTGTGTATACAACGCCATGGTGGCGGACTCGGTAGGTGTTAAATATTTACCCGAATATAATCTGGATACCGATGAGGAGGACGAAGATACGGATGCTGAAGATTTTAATGCAGATAGTCGAGGTTGGTTTAGTTAAGAAGGAGGTGAGACCATGAGCGCAAGAGAAGACTTGGAGCGTATTCGAACGATAATCGAGGAAATTGAGACGAATGGATACGCTGAGATGTCTGTAGGTGGTAAGCGATTTAAGACGCATGACCTGCCGACATTATATGCCCGTGAACGTGAGTTAATGTCTCGCGTTGATGATGAGGAAGGTAATAGCACGACATCCTACGTGTCATGGGAGCGACGATGAACATACTCGATAAGGTAATAGCATATTTCAATCCAGAACGAGCTGCCCGTAGAGCGTATTTCCGTAGTTCGCTTGAACGTGGATATGATGCGGCGTCAACAGACCGATTAAGCGGCGACTGGATGCCTGTATTTGGTACAGCTGAACAGGTAGCATCAGGTCAACGAGATCTGATTAGGGGGCGTGCACGTGCAGCAGAACTTAATAGTGACCTCGCTGAAAGTGTTGTATTGGCATTACTACGGAATGTAGTAGGTACCGGAATAAAGCCACAGTGCAAAATTAAGACCCGCGCAGGAAAGCTGAATGAAAGGCTCAATAAGAAAATTGAGGAAGCTTGGGCGGACTGGGTGGATAAGGAAAACGCGGATATCCGAGGAATATCTACGTTCTACGAGTTGCAAGAAATGGCTCTGCGCCGAATGGTCTATGACGGGGAAATCCTAGTTAACATGACCTCCGAAGGCGCAGATATACCACTATCTTTACAGCTTATCGAGGGTGAGAATATCGGAGCCGTATCGGTAAGCGAGAATGGCAACAGTATTGTTAATGGCGTAGAAGTTAATAAATACGGAAGACCAATAGCATATCACGTATTCCAAACAGATCCGTTAGGAATACGGTCGTTTAACGAGGCACGACTACCAAGTAACAGGGCTTTCCTATTACATAAACCGCGTAGGCCTAGTGAACTGCGCGGGGTTAGTATGTTAGCCCTTGTATTAAAGCGCATTCACGACGTGGATGAATACATGGATGCTGACCTTATAGCGGCTCGTGTAGCAGCATGTTTCGGTGCGTTTGTAACGAGTAATACCGGAAATAACCCAATGGTTGCAAATAAGATTGACAGTAAAGGCAAAAAAGTCCGCTCGATGGCACCAGGGATTATCCAGCATCTACGTGCCGGTGAATCTATTTCGTTTGCGGAGCCTAAGCGAAATGCAGGAACCGCATCAGAATACTCAGCGACACAAACAAGACGCATAGCGTCAGGTATGGGTCTAAGCGCGGACATAGTGACGCGCAATATTAGTGGTAACTTCTCCGCAGCTCGGCAGAATATGCTGGAGGACCAGCAATCATTCAAGCAGATGCAGCGTTTTATAATTGAGCATTTTTGTATGCCGGTATGGCGGGCTTTCATTGAAGCGTGCTACCTGAAGGGAATTATCCCGGCCAATGACTATGCAGCGAACCCAAAACTTTATAAAAAAGTAGCGTGGTTAGCTCCAGGCTGGTCTTGGATCGACCCTGTTAAGGAAGTTAATGCTAACAAGGAAGCCATTAAGGCGGGACTCACAACGCTCGAAGACGTATGTAGTGCATCTGGTAAGGACTGGGAAGAAGTACTTGAACAGCGGAAGCTGGAGCAAGACCGCATTAAGGAATTGGGTGTTGCCCTTGATATGAATGGGGACATAACGAATCTAGCGGATGATAACGCCACTGATATGAAAGGAGATGATAGCTAGTGGGGAAATTTGCAAAGAAGCAGCTCTTAGGTAAGTATGCCCGAGAGGCGCAAATTACAAATATCGAAGCGAACGATGATCGTACCGTCGAATTGTCCTTTTCCTCTGAAGAGCCATATGAAAGATGGTTCGGAACAGAGATATTGTGTCATGACGATGGATGCATTAACCTAGACCGCTTTAATAATGGTTTGGGTACGGTGTTATTCAATCACGACCGTGATGCTGTAGTCGGGCACATCGAGAATGTGTGGATTGAAGATAATCGCGGCAAAGCGATTGTTCGATTCGATGAAGACGATGAATCCGAAAAGATTTATCAAAAAGTGTTAAAAGGCACGCTACAGGGCGTGAGTGTCGGGTATTCCATAAGCCGATATGAGGAATTAATTGATTCCGATTCTAAAAGCTCTAATGGTCGATTTACTGGTCCGGGTTATGTAATCACAGACTGGGAACCGTTGGAAATTAGTATTGTGTCCGTCCCTGCGGATCCAAGTGTAGGGGTAGGCAGAAGTGTAGATGATAATGAGGAGGAACCTATGAAAGGTGATGCAAAAGCAAAAGGCACTGAGCAAAACGTGCCACAAGTAGTACCGGAAGTACCAGAGTCCGGAGTTAAAGGTTTTAATGTGGATGACGCTAAAAGATTGATTGCGGCAGAACGTGAACGCGTATCCACAATCACTAGCCTATGCCGTGATTTTGAAGTTGATGGTGTAGATGAATTCATCAAATCCGGAAAATCTGTTGCTGAAGTTCGTGAGGCTGTAATGGATGCGTTGCGTGAAAGAAATAAACCAGTGTCTGTTAAAGTCGGCGAAGCAGATTCTGATAAGTTCCGCATGGCTATGCAGGATGCTTTGATTATGTCTGTAGGCATCCCTGTTGCTAACCCTGCACCAGGTGCGAATGAACTCCGTTCCATGTCCTTGATGGAATTAGCACGCGAGTCCTTAGTTCGCGAAGGCTTAACCGCTAACTATGCTGACCGATTGGAATTGGCACGTGAAGCGATTAACTCCACATCCTCTTTCCCAATCGCGTTGTCTAATGTAGCAAATAAGGCCTTGATGCAAGGTTATGAAACAGCACCATCTACATTTGCAATTTGGGCGGGGAAAGGCAGTAACCGTGACTTCAAACCAGCAAAACGTTTTTTACTTTCCGAAGCAGCTGAATTGAAACTTGTCCCTGAGGGTGGACAATTCAAGGATTCCCAAATGAGCGAAGCAGGTACGAACGTTAGTGTATTGACATTCGGACGTACGTTCAGCTTAACACGACAAGCTATTATTAATGACGATTTGGGTGTATTTAACGATATTTCTTCTAAATTCGGCCGTGCAGCAAAAAATAAAATCAATAACATGGTATATGACCTTTTAAGCGGCAATACTGTGTTAGAAGATGGAAAGGCCTTGTTTAGTGCAGACCGTAAGAACTTGGCAACTGCAGGCTCCGAGTTAAGTGTTGTATCTTTAGCTGCAGGTGTAGCGGCTATGCGTCGTCAAAAACATATTGGTGAAAATCGCAATTTGAACATCGCACCTACATATTTGATTATTCCACCTGAGCTCGAAGCATTGGCTTACCAAGTAGTTAAATCTACGGTAGACCCTGCTCGTAGCAATGATACAGTCAACCCATTTGGTGGTCGATTCACTATCGTCGTAGATGCAGCATTAACGGATCCGCATGCTTGGTATTTGGCATCCCGTCCTACAGATGTTCAAACTATTGAAGTAACGTACTTAAATGGCGTTGAAACACCTCGTTTAGAAACGCAAACAGGCTTCAAGGTTGACGGCATCGAGTACAAAGTAGCAATCGATTGCAACGCAACAGCAATCGACTTCCGCGGCTTGTACAAAAATCCTGGTAAATAATTAGTAATTGATTTAGGAGGTAAATAGATATGGCTAAATTCATTCAAGAACTAGACCGCGTCGATTTTAAAAATACAACATCCGAAATGATTGAAGTAGGGGACATTGTGCCTATCGGTAAAATGCACGGTGTGGCAATTACAAACATTGGTCCTAATACAATCGGTGCAGTTAAGGTAACTGGCTGTTTTGAAGTAGCGGCATTAACATCCGATTCTTTTGCAGTAGGTGATACTGTGTATTTCGACAAAGATCAAAAGCGGGCATCTAAGAAGGACACCGACCCAGTATTAGGCGTAGCTCTTACAGAAAAACGCCCAGGTACTACAGTATTGGAAGTCGCTCTTGTGCCAAATGTAGAAAAGTAAGGTAAAGGCGGGCATATGCCCGCCTACTCCATAGGAGGTAATGCACTATGAAATTAGGATATAGGCCTAATGCACTGCTTTCTGTATTTGGTGAGCGAATTACCTACAAAGGCCAAGCTATCAAAGCTAGCGTGGAGATTGGCGAATATGATGGCAAAGGTTCCGGATTTGTTGATAAAGCATTAGCTGATAAAGCTCAGATTTGTGTGCGTGCTAAGGATGTTCCCGAACCACGATCAAAAGATGAAGTGTATATCAATGGTGAGAAATGGTACGTTGATCACATTTCTAATTTTGACGGTACGATGTATTGCCTTGAAATCGTGCATAACGTAAGGGCGGTGAGACCGTAATGAGTAATGAACCTATTACGATTACAGACACAGCCACCCCGTATCTGAATTTCATTGCAGAAACAAAACCGGACTGGATGCGTAAGGCATTAAAGTCAACAGGTTGGATGATGCAAAAAGAAATCAAGCAGGGCATTCGGTCAGGTGCACCGGGCGGACGTAAGTATCCTAACTTCATGGCACCCGCTCGTCGGGCCGCGTTTGAGTCAGCATTCGGTGCGAAACTCCGAAAAGCTTACCAAAGTGGAGGACGTGCAGAACGAGAAGCCTGGGGCTCTAAATCGCGAAATGCCCTACTTGATATGGGCATCAGCGCCAGGACAATCGGATATAGTCCTCTTGGTAAGCTATCGAATGCAGTCGGATATCAATATGACAAGGGCAAGCAATCCGTCCGAGTTGGGTGGTTATCTAATTCGGCTAAACGGTTAGGTGAACGTATCGAGGAAGGATACACCAAGCAGATTACGGAGCCTATGCGCAAGAAGTTATTTGCTGCAGGCGTACCATTGCCTAAGGGTAAATCGATGTTCAAAATTCAGCCACGTCATACTTATGGTCCTATGAAAGCAGCGTTACAGCCTAAGCTTAAACCTTATATCGAGGATAAGATAGGCGACTACGCTATATATGGACCGGCAGCACAATCTGCATCTCGACGTAACTACAAGGTAAGGTGATTTGATGCAACAGACAATTCCACTGTCGCGCATCGTTGAACGTTGGGCTGAAGCCCTAGCGAATGATGAAGCGTTGACTAAATTTTGCAATGACAAATACGGAAAGCCGGCGCAACTGTATGTCGGCTACGACGATGTCGATGCACCGCTCGAAGAAGATTGCCCTTGCATCATATTACTACCGAGTAATAAGAACGAAGGGCTCGCTGATACCTACACATACTCGTTAATGGTTGTTTGGGGTATCGTCCATAAAGGTGCAACTCGCGTTAAGAATATTATTCGATACGACGGAGCGCTAGAATCGGATAACCTAGGACAGTTAATCATCGAATGCATTTGTAAGGTGAATCCGGCGTTTCCGGTAATCGGCATTGATTATGAACTTGATAGCATGAATTGGCGTCCGGTGTTCACTGGACGTTTAACAGCTACTATAGAAATCCCGCATGTAATTGGCGGGGTTGTTGAATATTAAAGGAGGAAATGCATATGGCAACAGCAAAACGTGCACAGGGCTCTCAGTCCCATGTGGCGATTGCGTTTGAGGCGGATTTTGGTACAACGCCAACTACTGGCGGTGTCATCACTCCGATTATTTCTAGTTCTGTAAAAGCTAGCCAGAACTTAAACGACTCCACAGTAATCCGTGGTGATCGTAATCCTGCAGCGCCATTCCGTGGCAACATTGACACGTCCGGTAGTTTGGTCGTGCCTGTTGGTGTAGTCGACATCGGCTACTGGCTAAAAGCTGCATTTGGTCAACCGACTTCTAATACAACGGGCCAAGCGCCAAATAAGAAGTCTGAGCATGTGTTTAAAATCGGAAACACAATGCCGTCGTTAACTATTGAACAGGGCTATCCTGATGTTAACGTATTCCAACAATTCGCAGGTGCGCGAGTTAGTAAATTAGGCTTTAAATTTGGCGGTGATGCCGAATTAACTGCATCCGTTGACGTGATGGGCTGTAAGGAAACATTAGCGGCCACTACATTTGATGCTGCAGCTAAGGCTGTAAATTTCTTACCATTCCAAAATCTTAATGCAACTATCAAAGAGGGTGGCGTTACTGTGGCCAATATTCTAAGTTGCGATATCAATTTTGATTTTGGCTTGGATGGCGATTCTTACGCTATCGGCGGTAAAGGATTTAGAACATACATCGACCCAGGTATTGCGTCAATTTCTGGGACGATTAAAGCGTTCTTCCAAAATAAGGACCTTTTAAACAAAGCGGTTAACGGCACAGAATCTAGCTTAGAATTACGACTCGAACAAGATGACTGGTCGCTTACATTCAAGTTGCCTGAACTTGTATATGAACGACAATCTCCGGGCATCGACGGTCCTCGTGGCGTCAATATTGAATTGCCATTCAAGGCGTACTATCGTGCAGATTCTGGTCGTTCTGCATCCATCATTACATTAGTTAATAATCAAGAACAATACTAGGAGGTGCCAATATGGCATTTGAAGATATCAAAGTAAGAGGCTTAACATTCGCTGAACGTGGCGAATTAATTAAATCCGGTTTAGACCCATTGTATACACCGGTTCCAGAGGAAGCACCGGACACAGAACGCCTATTGCGTTCTCGTGACCTTGCGCAATGGATTATGCAACACATCTATGGCTTGACCGAAGATGAAATCAACGCAGCGCCAGATAATGATCTTATGGAAGTTGCACTCGATACCATGCGCTTTACGCACGAAAAAAAGGCTGAAATCGAAAAAAACTAATCGACGCAATACTTTGGCTTAACTCCGATAAGCCAAAGTATTGCTCTGATTGTATCAAGATGCAACGCGAGACTAAACAGCATTTTGACTGTACGGAGTGTGAGTTTAATTCCCCGCATCAATTAGATGGAACTAGACAAGCCATGCGAGTATACAATGCAAGTCGAATGCAGCGACGTTGGCATTCAGGAGGAATTGCTGGATTCGATATGCCTGCGGTGTTAGAAGTGGCGAGAGCTTACGGCATCGAGCCACTGCCGCACCTTATTGATTTGCTTGTAATTTTGGAAGCTAAAGAGTTGGAGGTGGCGCACAAGAATGGCCAATAATTTAATTGATATTGTCGTTCAGCTGACCGATAAGAATACGGAAGCCGGACTCAAGAAAATTACGGCAAGTGCCGAAGGCGCCAAATCCGCCCTTGGCAAAATGAAGAATGACCTCATGGCGATAGGTGCGGGAGCTGGGGTTGTAGGACTCGGCGCCAAACTTGCCAAAGAGGCTATCCAGTGGGATGTAGCAGTTAAGAAACTATCGGGAATTACCGGTGCTACGGCAAAAGAAACCAGTGAACTATTAGCAGTAGCTAATTACATGGGTATTGCTATGGAGGATAGTGCAGGTGCATTTGCTAAGTTCTCTAAGAACGTCGGAGCGGCCAAAGAAAAAATGGAAGTCGCTCGGGCAGAGGGTAAACTCGGTACCGATATCTTTAGTAAATTAGGCTACACACTTGAAGATATCAAGAGTAAGAATACTGTTGAAGTATTCAAGATGATACAGGAACGCCTAAGAGGGATGAAGGACGGGGCTGAAAAGACTCGTGTCGAAATGGAACTCTTTGGACGTACTGGCTACCAAATGCACGCGATGCTCAACATGTCCGCCGAACAGATGGACAAAGTGGCAGAACGTGCCAAAGCAATGGGGCTTATCATCGACGATGATACCGCAGCTAAATCCGCAAAGCTAAATCGGGAATTAAAAGATTTAGAAAATACCGGTAAGAGGCTTGCAGTATCCATCGGCCATGAGTTAGTTCCTGTGTTTAATGATTATGCAAAAGGCGTATTAGACGTCGCTAAAGAATTCGAGTCGATGACCGCTGAGCAAAAGGAAGCTATCGGTGGAATTGTTAAATTCGGTGCTGAAGCCAGTGCAGTGATCATAGTCATGAGGTCGCTAACCAGTGCACTCGGATTTATGCGATTGGCCACACTTGCTGCAGCTGGCCCTTGGGTAACATTAGCTACGGTAATTGGACTTGCTGGGAAAGCATTACTCGATTTTCGCTACAACGAAAAAACATCCGGCTCTTATATGGGTGTAGATGTTGACGGGAAGCGTATTCACAAGAATACGAACTCAACAACAGGCCTGTCTGACAAGTTTAGGGAATCACACGATACTCGATATTGGATTGAGGATAGCGCGTGGCTGGGGCTTGTAAAAAATGACCGCTTAGCTACAAAAGAAGAAGGCGCTAGAATCGATGCGGCTTTGAAGCAAAAAGAAGAGGCGGATGCTGCAAAAGCGAAACTCGATGAGGAACTCGCAAAAGCAAAAGAGGACCTTGCTAACGGTGGAGGCCTAACCAATACCGAGGCTATCAATAAGGCGAATGAAGAGGCAGCGAAAGCGGCCAAAGCTCAAGAGCAGGCTGCAAAGAAAGCTCAACAAGCAGCCGAGAAGTTAGCAAGCGCCGTAGAGCGTATGTCTGAGTTGTATCGGTCTCTTACTTTGCAAAGTCTGCAAATTGACGGCAGTCAATACGAAATCGATAAGCTAACTGCCAAGAACCAGTACGAAACTAACAATAAGAATATCCGTGATATTATCCGCTCTGTTTCTGGATTGAGCGGAGGCGTTACTGGAGAAGCTGTAAGCGTACTGGACGCAGCTAACGAGCAACTCGGTAAGGCATACGAGTTAGGCGCAGATGGTACATGGGCAACAGATTGCGGCAAGCTATTCTCTGACTCTGTACTTCAAGCGTTTGGTAAGGATGTACCGCGATATGTTCCATCTATCATGGACGCAGCAAGAGCCGCTGGTGCTTGGCATGATGAGGGCGATGGATACGTTCCTAAAGCCGGAGACGGGGTGGTTGTACTTGGCGATAATCATATTGTAATTAGTGACGGAAACGGCGGATATACTGGCGCTAATTCAAGCACAGGTGTAATTGCTAAACCATCTGTTACAGGCGATTTTGGTGCTATTACAGGGTACGTAGACACTAGCTTATTAGCAGGTGCTTCGAGTTATATGGCTGATACAGCAGGTAGTGCAGAAAACGCTAAGAAACTAGCTGAGTCTAACTTAACTGCTCAAGTTAGAGCTAAGAATGAGGAGTTGTATCAAAAGCGATTAGCTGAGGCACAACGAAATCAGACTATCCGTGTTCGCAAGATGAACGAGGATATTAAGAAACTCGATCTCGAACGCACAGGCGACCGCTTGCAATTACTCAAAGCTGAAGCCGAAGCACAAAAGGCGCAGATTGATGATAACGTCCGCGAGTATACAAAGGCTGTAGGCGATAAGGAACTCGCTGAAAAGAAAGCCCAAGCAGAGCGCCTAAAATTGGCGTCTGATACGGAGCAGAAAATCAGAGAGTTGGCGTACACACAAACAAGTGAAACCGTTGACCACTTAACCAATATGGTTACTCTTGGTCGCTTATCTCGTAGTGATGCGGATGCACTACTTGCTGAAGAGTTAAAGACCTATATTGACTATGCACGTAGTGAAGTCAATGAGGCCCAGTTAACAGCTACGCAAAGACTGCAAATTGAAAAGAACCTATTAGAGTCTCAACAGAAGCTATGGGAACTTGCAGGTCGCAGTCTGAAAACGAGCCTACAAGAAGCCGCACGCCAATATAAGCAAGAGACTACCAATTATGCGGACCTTGCTAAATCAACTTTTGATAGTACGATGAGTTCTATCAATTCAGCATGGACAAATAATCTCGAAGCTATGGCAACAGGAACGAAATCATTTAGTAAAGGCATTAAGGACATATTCAAGGATATGACGAACGCCATTATTAAGATGATGATTCAGTTAACGTTCCAGCAATATGTCATGCCTAAGTTGCAAGGATTATTTGGTGGTGCAGTAAGTGGTATTGGCTCATTAGGTGCTGCAAAAGGGACATCGTCCTTTGCCGGTGGTAGTTCGTTTAGTTCTGCATTTACAGGAAATCGATTCGCTGCCGGAGGGAAAACAAACCCAGGACTTATGTTGGTTGGCGAAAACGGACCGGAACTATTGCAGTCCTCCGGATCACATCGCATTTATACGGCAAGTGAAACTCGTAGATTAATGGGTGGCGGAGCTACAAGCAACAACGTAGTTGTTAATATCGTTAATCAGTCTGGCCAAGAACTTGAAAGTAAGCAACAGAACTCTCGGTTTGATGGTGAGAATTATGTTATCGATGTAGTAGTTCGTGCTATGGAATCAAACAAAGGAGGTATGCGTGACGCCATCAAGGCATCCGCAGTATAACTATGGCAGTTTTTCCAGATATTCGATGGCCGATATACCCAATTCAGGAGACTACTCCAGATATTTCGTATAAAGGCCAAGTTGAAAACATGACGCTAATCACGAGGAAGAAAACGACAAAGACCCGGCGGACATATTCCGTAGGGTACAAGTTGCCAACAGCTGATTACTATAAACTTCGGTCATTCTTCGATGAAGTCAACTGCTCCGGTATATTCGATTGGGTTCATCCGGAAACACGGGAAACACTAAATGTACGATTTGCTGATCAGTTAGACTTTGCGGCGAATGACTACGGAGTGTGGATGGGAACCGTGAAATTACAGGAGGTATAACATGTTACCGCTCTCAACGGCATCGATTTTAGAGAAAAACCAAATATCGGCCACAGGTGTGTGGTTAATGCTGTTAGAAATATCCTATAAAGGGGATACGATTCGATTGGTATACAATACTGAGAATATCCAATTTCAAGGCAATACCTATATCGCATTTCCATTTACCATTCAAGATGTTACAGAGAATGCGACGGATTTACCTAATATCAAGTTATCCGTATCTAATGTGACTCGTACAATTCAGCGCATGGCAGAGTCTAATAATGGATTCACTGGAGCCAATGTCATCATTCGTGTAGTGAATACGAACATACCTGATGTGTGCGAGCAAGAGGAGCATTTCGTAATTACGGGAACCCATGCGAATGCTGAATGGATGGAGTTTACGTTAGGGACTGACTTTAGTTTCACTCGACGATTTCCGTTAATTCGTGTGATGAAGGATTTCTGTCCGTTCAAATTTAAAGGTATTCAGTGTGGGTATAAAGGGCGCGAAACTCAATGCAATAAAACCCTAGCACGATGTCGTGAATTGGGGAACAGTACACGATTTGGCGGAGAACCTACTATCCCGCAAGGAGGACTGTATGCATCCAATAAGTGACTTGACTGATATGATAGGTACCCCATTCTCGGAAATGAAATGCTGGGATGTAGTTGTTGAGGTATATCGGCGTAGTGGAATACCACTACCCGAATATACCCAAATCCAAATGGATGAATGGCGCGAGGTTCGTGAGCCAATGCCAGGGAGTGTTTTGGTATTTGCGCTATATGGTAAAAATCTCGATCATGTAGGGGTTTATCTTGGTGAAGGTAAGTTTATACACGCTACTGAACACAGCGGCACCTGTATAGAGCACATATCAAAGTACGTGCCTCGATTGAAGCACATTTATGAAAGAAAGGAAGGAGTAGCAGATGGTTAACGTAATTATTGTAAATAATCCGTTCAAGCCGGAGCAACGGGATACAAAATATTTGCCATTTAAACAGGGCAAGTCTATCAGCTATTACTTCAGCGCACCTGGTGAATGGGCGTACTCAGTAAATGGACATGAGGCGGCACCGGATACAGTTGTAAACGATGAAGACTACATTGTAGTAATGCCCCGAGTTGAGGGTAAGTTCTTTGGTGTTCTTCTATCGATAGGGATGGCTGCATTTACCGGTGGTATCGCTTCGGGTGCTATCTTTGGTATCAAAAGCTTAATTTGGCGGTCAATAATTGCTATGGCGGTAGGGATGATAGGTAATGTTATCATTTCAAAGTTAACTGCTCCTAAGGTTGACCGTTCGAATTCCGAGCAGTCAAATACATATGGCTGGGGAGGTACCGAAACTGTTACTGGGCAGGGCTACCCTTTAGCCGTGACGTATGGCCGGATGAAAAGCGCTGGGTTATTATTATCCCGCCATGTAATTAGTGATGGCGAAAAGCAATACCTTAACCTTTTATACTGTGCGGGTGAGGGCGAATTATCAAAGATAGAAGATATTCGTATTAACGCTAACCCAATCGGTAATTATAAGGATGTGCAGGTGGATATCAGAAAGGGCACAAATGACCAAACAGTTATCCCAAATTTCAATGATAACTTTGCGGATCAATCCCTAAACTATGAATTGACTGAATCATGGAATACGCAACAGGTACAAGGCGATGCGTGTGACGCGATAGAGTTAACTGTTGGATTCCCAAACGGATTATATTATTCAAATGATAGCGGCGGCGCTGACCGTACGTCTGTCACGTTGAAAGCAGAAATTCGTAAGGTGGGTGATGAGTCCTGGCAGGCATTACCTTTAGCAAATCAAAAGGGCATGGCCGGTCATATTAAGCGTCGTGAAGCATGGAACTTTATTAAGTCAGATAATAGCGTGACAAATACAGCTGATTACGCAGGACGAATTGAAGAGGCGACAAATAATGCGTTTTATCGTGTATTTCGCTTTGACAATCTCGAAAAGGCACGTTATGAAATCCGCATGCGCTGCAGTGCGAAAGATGGGAAAAGCTTGCGCCATGTCAATAAGGTCTACTGGGTGCAGCTAACCCAAATTATTTATGATGATTTTGTGCATCCGGGGAAAGCCCTCATTGGAATTAAGGCTTTGGCTACATCCCAATTAAGCGGAACTGATCCAAAAGTGACATGGATTCAAGAGCGCTCAGAGGTGTATGTGTTCAATCCGTATATCAATAAGTATGAAGCACAACCAGCTGATAATCCGGCTTGGGCTGCTTATGATTTAATCCACATCTGCCGTAAGATTGGCGGTGAATATATTGTATTTGGACAGCCCCATATGCGCCTTGACTATAACGCATTTAAGGCATGGGCAGATAAGTGCAAAACAAATGGGTTTACATTCAACTATATATACGACACCGCTATGCGATTATGGGATGCGTTAAAGTATCCAGAAGCAGTAGGTCGAGGGAAAGTAATTCCTGTAGGAACCAGGTTCACATGCGTTAGCGATTATCAATCTACACCGGTGCAGTTGTTTACTGTAGCCAACATCAAACACGGCAGCTTTACTGAAGAGTTTCAAGGTGTGGAGGCTAGGGCTAACTCTGTTGAAATATCGTTCCTTAACAAGGATAAGGATTATGAGCGAGACGTCATTCCAGTATATGGGGATACTTACGACGAGTCGGACACACTAACAAATCCGGCACAAGTTGAACTCATGGGATGTACTAGCCTTGAGCAGGCGTATAAACATGGTAAGCATTTCTTGCGATGCAATAAATATGAAATACGTACTGTGACAATAGAGGCGTTTACGGATGCCATAGCGTGCACGGTAGGAGATATTATTTTAATTCAGCACGATATACCTGAATGGGGCGAGGGCGGTCGTGTGGTTGCGGTAAGTGGCCAGACGATTACACTCGACAAGGAAGTGTCGGTACAACCAGGAAAGAATTATCAGTTGCTGATTCGTAGCAACGCTACGGATATCGTCTCTACGTTTAACGTAGTAAATGTGTCAGGCCTCAATGTGATTGTTAAAGAGTCTATACCGGTGCAGCCAGATGCGGTATATGCATTCGGGGAGGTTTCTAAATCGGCTAAGCCATTTCGTGTATTAGCCATTACGAAAACATTATCAGAAATGACTCGTAAGATCCAATGCATGGAATACTATCCAGAACTCTATGTATCAGATGATGGCACGGTGCCAAGTATTGATTATACGAATCACGGTGCATCTGATATTCAATCAGTAGGGTTAGTGAGCGATGTCTATGGTGCTAATGGCATCATGTATTCACGCATAGGTGTAACGTGGCAGTTACCTCGTGACGGAAAAGTCTCAAACGTAGTCGTGAATTACCGAAATGTAAAGAGCGATACGTGGACATATATTGGAAACTATCCGGCATCCACAAATACTACCACAATATCCGATGTGTTGCTAGGCGCGAACTATGAAGTACGCGTGCAGGCAATTAATGAGTTAGGCCAGCTGACTACTGGCGTGACAAAATCTATAGCCATACCTAAGATGCAGACGCCAGAGGATGTTCAGAATTTACACGTTATAAGTCGATACAATCAAACGGCCGATAAAAGTGTTTACTACGACTTACAAGTGCTATTTGACCCGCCTAGTAATCCTGCCAATTTCGATGTGGCGGAGATTTGGTATCTCTTAAAATCGAAAAGTGGAAAACCTGTAACGGGGCAAGAATGGCAGTATGCTGGCAGTAGTAATAGTCAGGTTATTATCAAATCATTAGGTCCAGGTGAGGAGTATCGAATCAAAGCAATCTCGGTTGACCGATTTGGCAATAGAGCAGAAACAGCCCAAATGGTTGATGTGATAGTCAAACCGATGGACGCGATACCTGATATGCCTAGCAATTTCGGTATTGTGTTCGGTAGAAATGCCACCGCATCATGGGATGAGGTGCTAAATGCTGACGTCGACTATTACGAATTACGTACAGATAATAATCCTGGTAAAGATACGAATGCTTTATTGGCAAGAGTTAAAGGTACCTCTGCTGTACTTACCCTATCTAAACGAGCGGATACTGTTTACTTATATGCTCGCAGCACGTTGGGCAAATACTCGACTGCAGCAACATACGAGTATAACGTTCCGCAGTTGGCCGCGCCTGATCTTGTAGTAAAAAATCAGTTAGGGGGATTTAATCTTTATTTCTCAACTAAGCCGGCACAAGCATACGCAATCAGATGCCACGTGATCGGAGATGAACGCACCGATGATTTTGAAACTACTAGCACCATGCTGACGTATTCGAACTCAGCCGGAATATACCGGATACGTTGCTCGTTTGTGGATGTGTTCGGAGATGGACTCGTTAACGAGAAGCAAGTCGTGATTAAGACACAAATTGATGCGAGCTTGCTAGACCTTGAGTCTCTTGGGTTGAATAAAGTTGATGAGCGAATTAAAGAGCTTGATAAGAAATTCAATACGAATTCTGAAGAGACCACTAGAAGAATTACGAATTTGGCGTCACATATGGAATCTCGCATTACTGAGTTAGCTGGTAGCATCGATTTACAAGTTAAAAAAAGTATTGGCGAGATTGATGGTGGTGAGTTGGTGTCTCGCATTAATCTCAGTCAGTCCGGGGTATACATTGCGGGGAAATTGATTCACATCACTGGAGCGACTAAGTTCGATGATAACGTCATTGTTAATAAGATGATTCAGGCCAACGCGGTTACTGCCGACAAATTACATGTTGAAAATTTAGCGGCGGTGTCCAGTACAATCGGGTTACTTCGTTCGAGAGAAACCGGTGCTCGTGTTGAGATTCAGGATAATCTTATCACAGGCTTTGATGACGATAACAACCCTCGGATTAAACTTGGATGCTGGTAGGAGGTATTATGGAACCGCATGTATTAGCTTATGATGCTAACGGCAATATCATACTAAATCTCAAGGAAAGGCTTACACGTATCGAGGGGAGAATGTATGTATCTGACATCCCTAATCGACGTCAACAAATTACCGTGAATGGATTGCTGCCTGGGCAACATGTCTGGGCTGCAGCCATGGGACAGTACTTAGTGGCAGAGGTTAGGGGTAATATCATAACATATTATTTTGCAGTGTCCCAGGATGAATATAATATCAATCGTCAATTTAAGGATCTTACGTATGAAGGGTGGTTGGCGTATGGAATTTATTAACATCCAGAATAAAGAAGGTGTCACGATTATAAACGATACCTATGACAATCTAGTATATCTCAGTTTCCCTAAACAAAAAGATGCAGTTCTCTACACCGGGGCGATGAGGGGGATAACGCCAACGGTTCAAATCCCGCTCAAACCTGTAGCTTACGCACCTATGCTGGTGCCTACAAGTAAATACCAATACGGATATATTGCGGGGGAGGCTAATGTAATTCAGGTCTTTTATGCCACTAATTACGCATATCATGGCGACGCGCCTCTTATCGCAGTATCAGTTCCGCAAGGATATGAATTCGCGGCTCAGTGGGTTTATAAACGTCGTGAGCAGTTAATGGTACTAGTAGTGGATGTAATTAAGCCAGGTGAAAAGGTAACGCAAGCAATGGTTGATGAAGTAAAAGCTGGCATCAAGTTCTACTGCTTTGGTTATTTCGAGGATGTTACGGCTAATGCAGACACGCCTCGTATTCGATTTGTTGACAAGGTAGGAAGTAGTAAGCCTAATACGGCATTGCAAGTTCTTGGTCGTCACAAATATTATAAAGCGTCTTGGGCAACAGATTACAATCTGCAGAACGATGTGATATATGATAGCCGCATCAGGTACCTACGTGTAATTGATCACTATGCGCACGATTGGTATAACCAGTTATCAAACTACGTTCCGGATACTTTTACAAACATGGCCCGTGACCCAAAGTCATATGGCGTTAAGGTTGCAATTATACCCATGTCCGTAATCGATGTATCCGTTTGGGGGCCAAATATCAATAATGGAGATAAAAAGTCACACACGGGGCGAGTGTGGCAAACGTTCAGATTTCACGATGAGAGTACTGTATCGCTGAAATCGTATCAGTTCATTGATTGGAATACAGTCACCACGTATCCTGTAGGTTGCTCGGGTAAAACCACATCTCAGTATTTGGTGGTCGATGTGACCGGGTACGATAAACAAGGTACGATTCCATTCAATTAAGGGAGATGATAAGTAATGAATGTAAAAGATATAGACCTCAATATTGGCGAGGATTTCGGGATAGTTTACGTGGTTCAAGATGACAATGTGGACTTGACCGGGTTTAAGTCAGTATTCGCCATACGAAAGCGAGCAAGTGGTCCGCTTGTTATTAAAGTGCAAGGGGTAGTATCTGGGAAGATTGCGACATTCAATATTTCCGGAAAGGATACCCTAGAAATTAAGTCCTTTGGTGAGCATGTGTATGATGCTTTTGCATATAAGGAATCGGAGCCTAGCCGATACTACAAACTGGGCATGGGGGTAGTCAACATAATTCAGGATGTGGCCATGCATGATTAGAGGAGGAATGTATTATGCAAAACAAAGCGTTACCAGTAAGAATTGAAGGTCCGATTAAAGTAGAGGCGGAAGTAAAAGCAACCATGGTAGGTGATAACGGGAAAAGTGCTTATGAAATCGCTTTAGCACATGGATTCGTAGGAACCGAGGAGGAGTGGTTGGAATCCTTAAAAGCAAAGCTGCCTAACTTATCAGGCGTTGTTTCAGCACTTCAAGGTAAGAATGTTCTTATTAATAGCGGTACCCTTGAAGCGATATTAACTGCTATTGTCCATGCGTTGAATGAACAGCCTTATGCACCACTTACATTTAACGAACCAAGAAAAGGGGATACTGAAATTCGAGTATCTGGGCAAGATGGCTTTAAAGTTCGAGTGAGTGGTGAAACAGAAGCTGTTGAAATTCAATCCGGAAGTGCAACTATTAGAATTCATCCTTACGGTGCAGATGATATATATCTTGAGTATCTTAACTTAATCGATCATGTCATTGGCACTGTTAAAATCAAAGGTCTTGTTGAATTCAATCCGGAAACGGCTACAGAGATTTTGCCTAAGCAATTCTACGGCCGTAGCGATTTGGAGGGCGAACTTACATGCCCGAACGTTGTTAAAGTTGGTGCATTAGCATTCGTCGGAACCGACCACAATATTATTAATTTGCCAAAGGCCACTGATATTGATAGGGATGCTTTCGCTAACAGTTCTCTTGCGGTAATCAATATCCCTGCATTTGTATGGGCGGGTGATAACCTTGATTTAAAATCTTATGATCTCATTAGGGTTAATAAAATGACTGTTAGTGAGGAATCTCACCCACCGAGAGAAGTCATGATGCAGAAAATTTCATTAGAGGTCTACAATCCAGATCACACCAAGAAATGGAACCTTTACAGTGAAAAATGGGAGAAAACGGAGGCCTAAATGGACGAAATTAGATTATTGCTAATGGACTTCGGCATCCCTGCCTACTTCGCGGACATTGGATTCTGGGTAACCCTGTTAGGGGTTATCTGGGCCGCCCTTAGGGGTTCGTTTCGTGCGATGGTGTGGTTCTTAGAACATACCTCGCTAGTTGCGGTTAAGCAAGAATTAGATGACCATTTGGCTCGACGCATGGATAAACAGCGTAAGGACTATGACGATAAGTTATCCGATGCTATCAATAGTATCGCTGATTTAACAAAAAGCAATCAGGAAATACTAAAGCAATTGGTCAAGCTGGAAGAACGAGATGCAGCGAAGTTTCATAGGCTTAACAACCTAGAAACCACAGTTCAGAGTCTGAGTACTGAATTGATGCATATCCAAGTCCTAAACAATATGCCAATAGGAAGAAGTATCACGCTCAGTACCGATGATATAGGAGGTGACTGATAATGAAATATCAAATCATGAACCGACTGAAATCCGCATATGGTGCTGTTCGTGTTGCTAATATTAGACCTACTGGAGTACTAGCGACACGGATTCTAGTACTTGTTATGCTAATTCCTATTTGGCTAGTCATAACAGAGTATGTTATGGCATTTGCTAGGGGCTATGTATCAAGTGAAACTAATAAGCTGATTGATGTTGGGCTCAATATTATTGACCACATATTCATTCCTAGTGTATTGACAGCCGTAGTAGGCTTCTTAGGACTTTGGTTGGATAGAAACAATAATGGTGTTCCTGATAAATTAGAAGGAGGTAATAGTAATGACGAAAATATTTATAAATCCAGGTCATGATATTGACCTGGACTCTGGAGCAGTAAATCCTAACACAGGACGTCGTGAATGCGACGTTGCTCGTGATGCGGGTAAGTTATTGGCTTGTTATTTACAAACAGCAGGTTGTGAAGTTAGAACTTTACAAAATGATGACTTAGGTCTTGTATGTGAAACTTCTAATGAATGGGGAGCGGATATATTCGTATCGCTCCATTGTAACGCTTTTAATACGCAGGCACGTGGCACAGAAACTTTGTACAAGTCATTTAATGGGCAGCGGTTAGCAAACGACATTCAAAGTCAAATTATCCGTAGCATTAATACGGTTGATCGAGGCGTAAAAGAACGGCAAGATTTATGGGTGCTAAATGGCACGGATGCAACAGCCGTATTAGTGGAAATGGCCTTCATCGATAACGATGAAGACCTAGCACTACTTAACAATGACCTTGATACTATTGTGAGAGCCATTGCACGTGGTATCACAGACTATGCAGGAGGGGTATGATGTATGACAAAATCAAAATTTTACTTAATCACCCTACTTACCGCCATATTATTATCGGCGGTATTGGGCTCGTCATCTGCCTTTGCATCGGATACATATTCTACCAACCAAGCGGAACCGACTATCAGCGTGCCCGTGAGTCAGTGGAACGAATTGAAAAGCAACAACGAGAAAGCATTGAACTTAATCGAAGCGTCCAACGTTCCATTGACAGAAGCACAGAGCTTAGTCATGAAGCAAAGGGAAGAATTGAACGAAGCCAAGAATACAATCGACAAATTAACGACCGAATTGGGCAAAGCCAAAGCGGACTTAGTGAAGCAAGAAGTTACCTTGTCAGAAATGTCGAGCTCTATAGACGAATTGAAGAACAAAGTAGAGAACGACAAGAAAACAATCAAGAGGCTACGGATGCAACGCAACCTATCCCAAATACTGGGAGCGGGTGCGACAATCGGAGTAGTAATTCATCGATGACTGAGAGGTGATCCATATATCTCCTGAGCATGAGCAGGTGGACTCGTGGATTGATAGTAAATGTATAAAAGACCTTACCGGGAATATTCCTGGTAAGGTCTTTTTTTGTAGAAAATTGCATTTATTTTGTTGACATTATACCCGATATAGGGTATAATAAAGATGTAGAAAGGAGGTGAAAAGTTGAGTAAGAAAAGGTTAAAGAAGTTAAAAAAGTGGTTACCCTTAATAATAGCAATCATCCAACTAGCGACTGCGGTGATTACAGCA